GTGTACGCCAAGCCGATTGCTTCGGATTACGACCCGACAAGCACTGCGGCGACCATTTCGACGATCTATGGCCTAACTGCCGGAAGGGCCGTTTTGTACAACCAAGAAGATGGCGTCAATGCCAACGGATCAGCGATCCCGGCTTACATTAAATCGGGTTACTTTGACATCGGCGACGGCGATCAGATGCTGTACATGCGCCGATTTATCCCAGACTTTAAGAATCAGGTAGGAGACCTCACGGTCCGATTGCTATTGCGCCCCTATCCGCAAGCTTCTGCTGTCCCGAGCTCTTTGGATCCTTATGTGATCACTCCTACGACGGATAAAGTCGACACTCGGGCGCGTGGACGGCAGATTAGTTTGCAGATCGAGAGCGATGCCGTAGGCACAAACTGGCGCTTCGGCACCATGCGCGTTGATATCCAGCCGGACGGCTTGCGATGAGCAAGATCACTAACGTACGTCTGCCGAACGCCGCGCCGGTTCAATACAGTGCGGAGTCGTTCGACCAGCTCGTGCGTTCGCTCGAACAGGTCATCTTCCAGCTCAATAATAGCTATACCCCGACCGTCAGTGACGACAAAGCGGGGGCTGGCTCGTGGTTCGCGGCAGGTTCTGGTGCAGGCGGTGGCTTTGCTGGCGGCGTGCGAGGCTTTCAGGTCAGTAACGGCATTAGCCTGCCACAGGCGATGTTGATCTCTAACCTTGATCAAGACCTGACCAGTACGACCACCGAAGAGCTTTTGACGTACGACGTGGTGGCGTTATCAAACGGCATCCGCGTCGTCGATAACAGCAAAATCTACGTTCCGTGCTCCGGGCAATATCTCGTCACGTTTACGCTACAGGTCTCGAACCGAAGCAATGCGGCTCAGGAGTTTGAGGTGTGGGCCAAGGATACGGGTGTCAACTACCCATCTAGCCGAACTCGATTTGACATACCCGCCAGGAAGAGCGGCAGCATCTGGTCGCATATTGTCCCGGCAATCACCGGCATTTTCACGGTGAACGACCCTAGCACGAACTACCTACAGATCGCCTGGTGGGCGAGCAGCACGGATGTATTTATTGAGCACTACGCTGCCGAAAGCACCCCGACAAGACCGGAGATCCCGTCGGTTATCCTGACCATCAACTTCGTCTCGGCGGTGTGACATGGCAAACAAATATCTTCGCCAATACTTAACCCCAAGCGCCGCGACTGAGACGGCTATCTACACGGCACCGGCTGCGAACAATGCGGTCCTCTCGTCGTTACGGGTAACGAACGACAACGCCAGCGTGGCCAACATCAGTGCGGCGATATATCCGGGCGGAGGCGCAACTCCGTACAAGTTGCTGAAGTCATATGTGCTCCCAGCCAGCCAGACGCTCGATATTCTCTCTGGCGTGCCTTGCGTGCTGATTGCAGGGGACGTTTTGAAGGTGACCGCCAGCGTCTCAGACGTTGATTTCTATCTGTCCTACTTGGAGATCGACCGATCGTGACAAGTGGACAACGCTTGACAACTTGGCTCATAATCCCCGCCATATCCGCGTCCTTTCCCGGCGCGCGACCCCTTGTTGGGTCTTCGGCACAAACTGGAAAGGACACCTATGGAAGATGAAGGCATCATGAGCCTCCCTGCGGGGCAGGACATGCAAAATCCGGCTCCTCCCCAGCAGCCTGTGGTATCCAGCGCGGACTCCTACGACGCTGCTCTTTCTGGTTTAGGGCTGTCCCAGAACGGCCCCGCACAGGTTTCGGACGTTAAGCGCGCTGTTCAAGACGCCATTGGTGACCTCGACCTAAGCGCGAGTGAAGTTGCTGCACTGCTCGATGTCCTCGAGTACATGTCGCAGAACCCGGATGAGTACCCGCAGCTCCGTCAGCGCCTGATCGATTCGGGCATGATGGACGATGACGATCTGCCGCCGGCGTACGATCCTGAGTATCTCGGCATGGCGATCATGGTGCTCAACGAGTACCGTGACATGCGTTCGGCTGGCGCTCAAGCGCCCATGCAGATGGCACCAGAGGTCGAGAACCTCGGACCAATGCCCATGGCCGAAGGCGGTCTGGCCGATGTTGCCTCGTATCTGGCCTCACAGGGCCGTAATGGCGACACGATGCTGGCGCACATCACGCCGGCCGAAGCCCGTCTGCTTAAGGCGATGGGCGGATCTGGCACGATCAACCCTCGCACAGGCATACGTGAATTCTTCTTGAAGAAGCTCTTTAAGAAGGTCAAAAAGGCCGTCAAGAGTCTCCTTAAGAACCCAATCGTCCGCGTCATTGCCACTGTTGCATTGGCCACGGTCCTCGGCCCAGCAGCCGCGTCCATTGGTATGTCGACCGCTGCCGCTACGGCCACCGCTTCGGTGGTGTCGTCGGCTGCCGTCAGCGCCATGGCCGGCGAGAAACTCAACGCCAAGAACCTCCTGATTAACGCCGCAACGAGCTACTTCGGCGCTGGCGGCACGATCGGTGGTGTGAACCCTGTCTCCAGCATTGCGAAGCTCGCAAGCCGCATCCCCGGTGTCACTGAGGGCGGCAAGCTCGCGCAGGGCATCGGCTCTGGCTTGACGAGCGCAGCGATCGGCAAGGCCGCTGGCATGAGCACCGAAGAGGCGCTTGGCATGGGCCTTCAGCAAGGCGTCATGGCGGGGCTCACGTATAAGCCAGAGCAGACTCCTGTTGAAAGCGCCACGGGCCAAGGACCAACACAAGCGGCTCCGGGTCAACAAGCTCCTATTCAACGCGGCATTGGCGAACTGCCCCCGAGTGACTACGTTGCCGCTCCGGAGCAGGTTGCAACGACCGCTCCGGGAGCCGTGGGCACCGCTGCCTCTGGCGAGGTGGCCGGCAAGAGTTTCTTAGACCGACTGAACCCCTTTAGCAAACTCCCGGATGACTACCCGGTGGATGCGGCCACAGGTGCGCCCGTTAACCCTGCCCAAACATTCACGGGCCGGTTGAACGAATTTGCCAACATGCCGTCGTTCCAGACGTTTAAGGACGCGTTCCTCGTCAATCCGTATGCCAAGACAGAACTTGGCAGATATGTTCCTGCTGCGCTTACTACGATGGGCGTTGGCGCATTAACCGGTGGGTTTAAAGCCACTCCAGCAAACGAAAATCCGCTCTTTAATCGTAATTACACTGGCGCGGACTACATCCGCGATAACCCGAACCTCTTCGGCGGTACATTGGGTCGCGTTGAGGGCATGCCGCAATCGTACGATCCGTTCGTGCGCACGCAATCACCAAGCATGGCCCCCGGATCACAGATCCCGATATACACGCCGCGTGGTGCTACGATGATGCCCACCGGCGTCCCGCAGCCATACAATGTGGCAGGACTTTATGGCGTCCCTGACCTGTCGGCCCCCGTGCAACAGCCGACCTATCCCGTGCCGGGATACGCAAAGGGTGGCGATCCGAAACCAACGCATTTCCCCCGTAAAACAGGCCCAATCAACGGTCCTGGAACGGGCACTTCTGACTCGATTCCGGCGATGTTGTCGGATGGTGAGTTCGTATTTACGGCTAAAGCCGTTCGCAATGCCGGAGGCGGTAGCCGCCGCAAAGGCGCAAAACGCATGTACGCCTTGATGAAAAAGCTCGAAGGCGGACCGGTGAAGGGGTAATAAAATATGTCAGCTACCGCAGATGACGTTCAACAAAGAATCGACCGTGAAGCTCCTGAGATCGAGGCCTATAAACTTGACCTGTTGAAACAGGCGCGGGACTTGGCGTTTAACGTCAAGCGCGACGCAGCCGGCAACGTTATCGGTACGACGACCCCGCTTGCGCAACAGCTTCCGGCCTATCAAGTCGCTGGTTTCTCGCCGGCCCAGTTGGCCGCGATGCGCGCCGCCGAGACACAGGGCGTTGGCTCTTACATGCCGTATATACAAGCGGCAAACCAAGGTGTTGGGGCTGGTGTTGCAACGACCGCCGAAGCGGCTGATGTGCTCCGTGGGGCGGATACCCGAGCTCAGTTCACCGATGCGCAGCAGGCCATGCGCAATGCCGCTCTGGCAGGCCAAGGGATCACCTCTGGCGTTGGCCAACTTGGCGTTGGCCTTGGCTATTTAGACGAAGCGGCTCGCCGTGCTGGGATGTCGGACGTTTCTGGCCGTCTCGGCGGTGCGTATCAAGACGTAGAGACGGGCCTAGGTGCGTTGGCCACGGCCCAGAACATGGCGGCGCTTTCGTCGCAAGCTGATCTGCAACCGGCCACGGCCGCGATCGGACAGGGTTTTTCTGGTCTAACTGGTGCGCAACAGCTTGCGCTTGGCGCTGCCGGTGCGGACTTCGCTGGCTCACAGGGGCTTTTAGGTGCGGGTATCGGCGGCTTCCAGCCTGGCCAAGAGACCGCTGCCTTCATGAACCCGTATCAACAGTCGGTGATCGACGAGACGATGCGTCAGATCAACCGGCAGGGCCAGATCGCCCAGCAGGGGCTTTCGGCGCAGGCCGTTCGCTCCGGTGCGTTCGGTGGCGAGCGCGAAGGCGTGCAGCGTGCCGAGCTCGAGCGTGGTTTGATGGAGCAGAAGGCAGGCACGATCGCCAATCTTTTGAACCAGGGCTATAACCAAGCGCAAGCCAATGCAATGGCCTCCTTTGAGCAGCAGCAACAGCGTCGTATGCAGGCCGGTCAAACGGTTGGTCAGCAAGCCGCGCAGCAGGCGCAGCTCGGACAGGCCGCCGCAGGACTTTACGGCAACCTCGCGCAGAATCAGATCGCTGCGGGACAGGGCCTTGGTCAATTAGGCGTGCAGCAAGCACAGCTTGGCCAATCGGCGTCGGGACTCTATCAACAGGCCGCCCAAAACTACGGCAACCTTGCTTCGCAGACGGGTGCGCTTGCTGGCCAAGAAGCCAATATGCAGCAGAACATCGCCAACCTCATGGCGGCGCAGGCCGGACAGCGTGGACAGATCGCACAGACGGCCGCTGGCATTTACGGGCAACAGGCAGGCACGTTCCAAAATATTGGACAGGGCATTGGCTCTCTCGCAGGCCAGCAGTTTGGCATTGGTCAAAATATGGCGCAGGGCCTTGGTGCGTTGGGCGGTCAGCTTGGACAACTTGGCGTACAGCAGGCGGCTTTGGGTCAGACGGCGCAGGCCATGAACCAAGGCGACATCAACATGCTCTACAACGTCGGTCAGGCGCAGCAGGCACTGGAGCAGCAAGGCATCGACGCAAGACGTGCAACCGCACTTCAGCAGATCTATGCTCCGTACCAGCAGGTCGGATTCCTCTCCGACATCTATCGCGGCGCACCGTCGACGCAGATGTCGACGCAGGTCTCCAGCGTTCCATCAGCAAGCCCATTCCAACAAGCCGTAGGCATTGGACTTGGCGCAGTAGGCACCTTGGCAGGTGCCAAGAAAGCCGGACTTTTCTAAGGGGTCGATATGGCAAAGGCAAGAGAAATGTTGGACGACGTAGAAAACGTCGGCATCATGCAGGGCTTCCTCGACGAGGCCGATGAGGCCGTGGAGATGGAAGAAGAGGAGGATGCGGACGAGGAAAACTCGGCTGCTAAAGTCCTCGATCGCCGTCCCAATTCGCCTGAGATCCTCATGAACAATCTCCGTGGCGACATGCGCTCTGTCGATGCGCGTCGCGAAGAATTGGCTGATCTCGTGGGCTATCCGGCCGCTGCCGAGACCCCCGAGTCTGTGCTTGCGATGCTCCAGCCAGTGCTGGCGCAAGGCGCTGGGCTTGGCGCGTTGCCGCAATCACAGCCCATGGCCCAAGGGCCACAGCCTCCAATGCCGCCGCCTCCGGGAGCTGCCATGGGAGCTCCGCCTCCTGGCGCTCCGCCACTTCCTCCTGGCGCAGCCGCGCCGCCACCCGGCGATATGGCCGCGCTTCTTGCCGCCGCCGGTCCTGCTCCCGGAGGCGGTATGGCTCCTGGCCCGATGATGGGGCCTGATGGTCAGCCGATCCCGCCGGAAGGCATGCCGCCCATCCAGATGAAGGATGGTGGGTACGTTCAACGTTTTTATCAGGGGTCCGATCAGGAAGGCGTGACCTCGGATGACGAAGAACCTTCCTTAGACGAGGAAGACACTTCCTCTCTTGGCATGCGTCTGCCGCCAGAACTTCTTGAGTATGCTCGGACGGGCTATTCCAAGATGTTGACGCAGCCGACCTCTGCGATGCCTGACCTCAAGGCAACGACGATGGAGCGCGAACAGATGTATCGCGACCTGCTTGGCGAGGACAAAGAATCCCGTCAGGCGCAGTTGTTGTTAATGCTCGGCCAGAAGGGCTTGCAGCTTGCTGGCAACGTTGATGCGCAGGGCCGTCCGTTGCGCGGTTCAACACTGAGCCGTCTTGCGACCGTTGCCTCGGAGGTTCCGGGTGCAGTGGGTCAATTCATTGCTGAAGAGGACAAGAACAAGCGCGCGATCCGCATGGCGGCGATCCAAGCTGCTGAAAAGGAGCGTGAGCAGGTTCGCGAGGGCAACATCAAGCTCGTCGAAACGCAGCGCAAGGCGTTCGGCGACATCCTCAAAAATTCAGGCAAGAGCCCGAGCAGCATGTTCGGCAAAGGCTCGTGGGATTGGAGCGTGGTCAATGCTCCTGGACTCTTGCAAGCCTATGCCGATGGCGAGACGACTCCGGAAGAGGACAACCTCATCGCGAGCGCGGCTTCGCGCCTGCTTCGCCCGTCGACGGAACTCTATACCAACGAGCTTGGCCAAAAGGTCACGCGTACAATCCCCGGCTACAACCTCCCGTTCTTGACGGATGCGTTGGCCGCGCGTCGTGCGCTTGATGCGTCCGGTCGCCGTCCGGGTCCGCAGACTCCGGGCACTGTGCCGTCAGGCCCGAACACGGTTCGTCCTGATGCGGCCACGGGCCCTGAAGTTGCTCCGCCGACTGAAGCTGCACCGACCACGGCTCAAGGACCAGTGACTGCTGGTGAGCGTGCGTTTGGCGAGCCGACGATTTGGCAGGCGGCACAGGAAGGCATCGGCTTTGTTCCGAAGATGACCTCGGAGCTTGCTCGCATTGTTCCCTTTGAATTCGCTGGTGAAGCCGGCCGTACGCAACAGCAGGCTGCCTCGACGATCTCGAAGCTCGCGCCGCGCGTGGCGATCGCACTTCGTGAAACGACTCGTTTGGCGGAAGCCGAGCGTCAGGACATCAACATGTACCTGAATCTCGAGCCGCGCTTCTTGGAAAACCGTGTCGGCTACCTTAACAACCTGATCAGCCTCGGCCAGGTGCTGTATCGCATCAAGAACGATGCACTGACCAAAGCGGCCGATCGCACGTTGGACGTTAAAGACGCCAATGATCAGCGTTTGAAGGCGCGAGAGGTCCAGTCGATTATTGATATCGTCGGCATACCGCCGGTGGTCTCAACACGCGAGGAATACATTAGACTGCCCATTGGAGCGCAGTTCCTGGTGTACAACCGCGAGAAGCAGGCTTGGGTACCAGACACGCGTAAACCGTTGCCTGACGAACAGTAGAGGTCCATTGCAAGATGGAAGACGATCCGCAGTTTACCCAAGAGGACCTTCAGGCACTGATGCAGGCTCCCAAGCCGCCTGATGTCACGGTGACTCGCATTGGCGATAAGCCAGTTCCGCCACCGACGGGAACTGCTGCGCCAGAAGAACCTGTAACCGTCGGCCTCCTGTCACAGGAAGATCTTGCGTCGTTTGGCCATACGCCCGACAAGGGTCCTCCTGGGTTTATGGATGCGGCCAGTGAGTACTTCATGCGCGGTGTGCCGGCTGGTGTCATTGAGACACTGCCTGCCGTAGGCAGCATGATCTCCGGTGCGCGCTATGGTGCGGGGCTGTCCCCATACATGCCACCGCAGTTTAAATTTGCGCCTCCGGTTGCCGGTGGCGTGCTCGGTTTTGGCTTCGGCATGCTGACGGGCAGACAGCTTTCTGATGCTATTGTTGGTGGGGCAAGTAGCGAAGAACTAATGCCGTACTTTGAAGGCGGCAAAACGCTTGGCAGCAGCATTGCTTTTGCTCCGGCGGCGTTCTACCTCCCAGTTGCCACGGCAGATCGAGTTGGCAAGTACGTCACCGCACTCGGTGAGTTTGCTCGCAAGGCTCCGAAGTCGTATTTAACGGGCGAAACGCTCTACGGCGGCGGTGCCTCGATGGGTACCATCTTGGCAGAGGAGTTTGATCCAGGTGATCCGGTCACTCGTCTTGCTGCGGAGTCCGCTGCTGGCTTTAAGTTCTTAAACCCGCTCTTTGTTGTTCCCACGATCACCGCTGGTGGTGGACGACGGCTCAAGGAACTTTGGTCGCTTCGTAATGCAGAAGGCCGTGAGCTTGCCAAGGAGCGTGGCAGTCAGCGTGCGCAGGACGAAGCCACTCGTCGCCTGATCACGATCCTCGAGGAAAACGGCGAGGACATCCCTGCGCTGATCAAGGCCCTCGACGAGCAGTTGCCGGGCGTTTCTGTCACTTATCCGCGTCCGGGCCAACCGGGCACGCCGACGGGTCCGACGGCTGCTCAAAAGACAGGATCTTTGACGCTGGCGCAGCTCGAAGCAGCGCTTGGCACGCTTGATCCGAACTTTTCTGAGACGCTTCGTGCTCAAGGAAATGACGCGCTCAAAGCCTTCACGAAGACCGTTGCGGCGTTGCAGGACACCGGCTCGCCTGAAGCATTACGCGTTGCGGCGGAGATGCGTGAGCAGTTCTTCACGAACGCCATCAACTCACGTCTTGAGCGTGCAAACCTGCGTGCCGCAGAGCGCATCTCAAAGATCACTAAGGACTCGCCGCAGGCGCGCGCTGAGATCGGCCGCATCGTCCGTGATGAAGTAGAGCAGGCGCTTGAGAACGCTCGCGAAGCCGAGCGTTATTACTGGAACCTTGCCGATCGCGAAGCGATGAAGCCGGCAGGGCAGGTGCGCCTCCAAGTGCAGCCGTCTGATACGCTGGTAAACAAGACGTATCTCGATTGGGCGAATCGGTTATTGCCTGATTTGAAGCGCATGCGCGCTAACGACGTTGACCTTAGAAATCCGGATAAGGTTTCACGTCTGTTGAAGACGAAGGCGGTTCCACTGTCTGTGTTCATCAAGAACACAGGCGGTATTGCTAATGACAGTGAGCTCCTTGCTCGCGATATCACCAATAAGTCGCTTCCAGGCCTTGTTCGTCAGAACATCCCGCGCAACGTCTTAGGTGAGCGCGGTACCGCCAGTATCGATGCGGTGAAGCAGCGCGTCTTTGACGCCGGCTACTTCCCGATGAAGGAAGACTATAACGCCATCAGTGACTCGGAGTTGTACGACGCTATCGCACGCGATCTGCAAGGCGATGAACGCGTATGGACGATGAAGGTCCGTGCGGCGTTGGATCCTTACATCAACGAACGCGAAATACTCGACTCGTGGTCCGCAGAGGGCTTCGATGCCACGATGACGTCGGATCAGATTGCCAACCGCGCACGAGTGCTGGACGAATTACGTCGCAAGGAAGGCAGAGACGGCTTCTACGTTCCGCAGAATCAACTGCCGGGTCCGACCGAGAAGCTCGTGCCACGGCCCAAGCAGCTCACTGCTGAAAACACCGTTCGTGCGTATCTCGAGCGCGTCGCTCAGATCGGCCCTGCGCTTGTTGACTCAATGGTCCCGCCTGATGTGCGACGGATCATGGAGAGCTTTGGCGTCAACAACAGCGCCATCGAGCTCTATCGACGTGGCCGATCCACGGATCAGTTTGCTAAGACCGGCATCGTTCACTACCGATACCTGCCTGACAAGAAGGCACTTGAGAAGACCAAGCCTGGCGATTTGATCAATTATCGTTCGAACCTCCTGACGCTTTCGCGTCAGGCCAAGGCACGTGGCGAAGTCTCTGATGCGAGCTTCTACACGTATCTTGCCGATGCGATGTTGCAGGACCTGTCAAAGCTCGACAATCCGGCCTACAACAAGGCGCGTGAGTTCTCGAATGCACTGAACGACACGTTCACGCGTACGTTTGCGAACGACATGCTCGGCACGGCGCGCACGGGCGGAGCACGCTATCCCGCAGAGACGCTCGTCGACAACGCCTTTGGCGTGGGCTCGGATCTTGTTGCCCTTCGCATGAAGGAGATCGAGGGAGCCGTCGGCTTCATGCGCGATCGCCTGACTAAGGCTGCTTCCGAGGCGGGTCCAGTTGCTCCGGGCCTGATGCCAGAGTCGCTTCGTAAAGAGGCGGACATGCTTCGCGAGTTTGCGAAGGTTTCGACCGCTGGCGTGGCGTCGATCCAGGACGCCCAGAACCGCGTGTTGCGGCTGATGGCGTCTAAGGCGCTTTTCACCGATCCGAAGACCAACGCGCTTCGCGTCAACACCCGTCAGCTCACCAAGTTCGTAGCAGAGAACAAAACCCTGCTCGATCAGATGGGCATCACGGGCGATCTAACCAATGCCGTGCAGGCCGAGAACCTGCTTCGTAGCGTGATCGAGCAGAACAGCGCGCTCAACACCACTGTCCGTAAGCAGATGGCGTTCTCGAAGCTTCTGCCATACGAGAACCCGACCGATGCGATCACGGCCGCGCTTAACAGCAAGACGCCGATGCGCAGCATGGCGCAGATTGCTCGCTTGGCGCAGCGCGGTGGACCGGAGGCCATGGGCGGCTTGAAGGCGTCCGTTTACGACTACGCCTTCACGAAGGCGACGGGCGGCAAGGACACGCTGGATCCGAAAAAGTTCCGTGACGCGTTCTTCAAGAAGTCTGCGCTAGACCAGCCTGCACTTGCCGATATCCTGCGTACGCAGGGCATCATGACGCCGCAAGAGCTAAACAACATCCGCACCTTGACCGACCGGATGATGAGGATCGAAGATGCGATGACCAATAAACGCGCTCTGGAAGACGTCTTACAGGGTGCGGATATTGTCGGTGAGCTTGCCATGCGCGTCGTCGGTTCGCGGATCGGTACTGCTGCTTCTGGCGGCGGTCCTGGCTCGCTGATCGCGGCATCGGCCGGTTCGAAGGCCGTGCGTCAAATCTTTGACAAGATGCCGATGATGATGGTCCGCAAGACCATGCAGCAGGCCGTGCAGGATCCGGCGTTCATGTCGATGCTGCTGCGTCGCAACCTCTCCGAACAGGAGAAGTTCCGCTTGGCGAAGTCGATGCACGCGTATCTGCTGGCCGCTGGCTTGAACTACGCCAACTACGAAGAGCCGCCCGAGGCGAAAGCAGTGACGGGGGGACCGACTGCTTCGCGAGACTTCCAGTCGCTTCAGGATGTCTACAACGCTATGCGTCCGAAGCCGGTTCCGCCGGCTCCAACGACACGTGGTGTGCCGGGAATGCCGAAGCCGCCTGCTCCACAAGGTGGCGCTCCTGCCGGAGGTCCGCCACCGACAACGGGTGGCCCGACGCAGAGCAGACTGATGATGCAGCAGCTCTTCCCGAACGATGCGATCATCGGGGCAGCCGGCGTAGCCGCCGGTCAGCCGATGCCTAGCTAAAGTACTTAGCCATCTGGTCGCACTCGGGTGAGTGGTAACATTCGACGCGCTTCATCCACTCTTCTTTGTATCGCTCAAATTCTGATCCGGTGGTGCTGAACTCCTGAGTGCCACCGGATTGGAGAGCGACCAGGACATAGCCGTGTCTGATTGTGGTGCCATGCACCACATCGTGCGCGAGCGCATAGGCAGCAAGCTGATGAAAGTAATCCTGGATCCACTCGTGCTTCTTCGGCTTCAGCGACTGCTTGAAGTCGACAATCGCAGGGTTGCCTCGGTAGACCCCTACAAGATCCGTCGTCCCAGCGTACTTAGCTGGGTAATACAGCGGTACTTCTGAACCCCAGATCTCCTCAAGGTTCATGAAGTACTCGTTCACGAGCCGATAACCCATCTCATAGCCTTTGACCATGAGCCAGTTGGTCGGGCGGGGTAGGTCACGGTACGCGATCATCCGCTCGATGACGTTGTGCATGTGGGTGCCGACCGTGGCCGCTTCATTTTTGATCCGGTTCGCTTCTGTCTCACCAACCCTCGCGGCCCACGCATCAAGGGCCTTCTTGTCTTTGGTTGCCGACAGCACGGTCGTAACGCTAGGTAGTGCGTTCTCATTGCCGTCGACGTACTTGCGGCCGTCTGGGCTATCGATGCGCTTTAGGCGCTCGTACTGGTACAGACGTTTGATGGGGATCAGATCAACCATTTCTTTACCTCCTCTCCGAGCACTTGCGTCGAGATGTCGATCTTATCCCGCAGTGCCTTTACGATCTTCTCGTCGATCGTCTTGACGGCGATCAAGTCGATGTACGTCACGTTTTTGGTCTGGCCGATACGGTGCGCGCGATCCTCTGACTGCAACCGCTTCTCAAGGTCAAAGCTATTGCTGTAGTACACGACCACGTTGGCCGCTGTCAGTGTCAGGCCGTAGCCACCAGTGCTGGGATTGCCTACGAAAAAGCGTAGTTTGCTCTCCGGGTTCTGGAACTCCGCCACGACCCGCTGCCGCTCGTCTTCCTCGGTATCGCCGTAGTACGTGCCGACACTCTCCATGCCGTAGTCTTTCTGTAGGGCGATCTTGATGGCGTCGATGTCATGGCGGTACGTAGCCCAAATAATCATCTTGCCGTCGGTCTCTTCGACGATAGACAGGAGCTCATCGACTCGCTTGTTCGGCAAGGACATGATCGTGCCGTTGTCGAGCTTCACGTGACCACAGGTGATCTGATGCAGACGCATCAACTGCGTCAGTGCATTAACTGTAGACATCATGCCCTGCTCGAATTGCGCCAGTGCCATGACCTTCATCTGCTCATAGGCACGAACCTGCTCGTCGGTGAGATCGACCTCACGCTTCACGTATAACTTGTCTGGAAGGTCCAGACACTCTTCCTTCTTAACACGGAAGCTAAACCGGTCGAGCTTCTCTTTGAGCTCATCGAGCTTTCGGTAGCCGACGATTTGTTTGAAGCTGTGGCTCGCCAGGCGTCGCTCGACGACGACCGCGTAGCGCGCTTGGAACGCATAGTACGAAGGCGAGTCGAGGCAGGCATCCGATAGGAAGGCGCATTGCTGGTACAGATCCATCGGTGATTTGGTCACCGGAGAGCCTGTCATGATGCGGCGATACTTCGCCATTTTGCCTGTTTTTTCAGTGTTTTTGCTTCGTTTGCTATTTGGCGTTTTGATGGTCGTCGACTCGTCGATCGACATCATCGCGTTGTGCACGAACAAAAACCTTTGAGCGAACTTCGTGCCGCGTGGCGTTGAGAACGCCTCAATGTTCATCACCAGAATCTTCAAGTCTTCGGTGATCTCGAACATCGAATCAAGCGCCTGCTGCTCCGCCTTGCGTGGCGTTGCTGACCACAGCGCTACACGGTAGACCACGTGTTCAGGCATGTGCTTGGGTATTTCGGTGTCTACCCAGTTGCGGTACACGCCCTTTGGTGCGACGATCAGGACGGCATTGATGCGGCCCTGGTCGTAAAGCATTGCTATATTATTGATGAGCATGAAGCTCTTGCCCGTTCCCATATCGGCGAACAGTGCCGCTACTTGGTGATCCCAAAAGCGTTGAAGGTAAGCAGCTTGATGCGCAAACGGCTTGTTTTTGAATCGGTAAGTCTGTAAAAATTGGCTCATGTTGATCTCGCTTTCTAGCAGGGGTTGCAATCCCTGAAACGCGAGTCTACACTGATCACAGTTTTTGAGAAAGGAGAAATGTCAGTGCCCAAGGTTTATGTCGTTTCTGAGACCTTGCAACACAATATTGCAAGTGCCCAGGATTACGGCCAGATTGAGACGATTTTGCCGCCTAACGCTCAGATTGCGTTTTCCGTTGCCCCGACCGTTCGACGGGTTCAACGCAAACTGGACAAGTTCACCGATAACGATTATTTGTTGTTGATCGGTGATCCGTCTGCAATAGGTATCTGTTGTGCGGTAGCGGCATTTAAGAACAACGGTCGATTCAAGTGCCTCAAGTGGGACAAACGCGAACGTCGCTACATCCCGTTAGAGGTTGATCTTTTCAAGAAAGGAGAACTAGATGAGCCTTACGAGCTTATTTGAGCAAGAAGCCGATGCGCTGCGCGTCCAAGACGACCAGATCACCGGTATCGCAGCCCTAGCCCGTCGTGCCAAGTCACTCGAGAAGCAGATCGAGGACGAGGAAACGACGCTCAAGGGCCTGAAAGAGCAGTATCGCAAGCTGACCGAGGAAGCTATCCCGGAAGCCCTCACCGAGATGGGCATGTCATCCTTCCGCATGGAAGATGGCAGCTCGATCGACGTGAAGCCCTTCTACAGCGCCTCGATTAGCGAAGCCCGACGTGCCGAAGCCTTCCAATGGCTCAGGGACCACGGCTTTGACGACATCATCAAAAACACCGTCAGCGTGCGCTTCGGGCGTGGCGAGGACGAGTTGTGCAACCGTCTCCTCGGTATGCTTGGTCAGCAGGGGTTCCCTGCCGAGCAGTCCGAGAAAGTAGAACCCTCGACCCTGAAGGCCTGGGTCAAGGAACGGGTGACACGTGGCGAGGAGTTCCCAACGGAACTGTTCGGCGCGTACATCGGTAAAAAGGCCGTAATCAAGTCAGCTTAACAAAGGACCACGAATCATGGCTAAAACAGCTTTAGCAGAGAAGAACGAATCATCCACCGCGTTGGCGATTGCCACGGCATTCGAAGAGGATGCCAGCAGCAGTTTTGCCGGAATGAATCAGGACGACTTCGCCCTGCCGTTCCTGCGACTCCTGACCAACACGTCACCGGAAGTTGGCGAGGTCGACGGGGCACTCCCCGGCATGATCTACAACAGCGTCACCGGTCAGCTCTACGATGGTAAGAAGGGCATTGTGGTGGTTCCGTGCGCATACGTGCGTCAGTACATCGAGTGGGCTCCCCGTGGGAGCGGCTCCGGTGCGCCGATTCACATCTACCCGGCCACGTCAGACATTCTCTCCCGTACGCACCGCGAACCGGGCGAGAACAAGGACTACCTCGACAACGGTAACTACATCGAGAACACTGCCAACCACTACGTGATGGTAGTTGACGAGGACGGTACGCCGTCTCCGGCGATGATCGTCATGAAGTCCACGCAGCTCAAGAAGAGCCGCAAGTGGAACAGCATGATGCAGTCGGTGAAGTTGCAGGGTAAGAACGGTTTGTTCACCCCGCCGATGTATAGCCAAATGTACCGATTGACCACGCAACCTGAGTCGAACGACAAGGGCAAGTGGTTTGGTTGGGAAGTTGAGCGTATTGGTACAATTGATCGAGACGACGTTTACGCCGCGTGCAAATCGTTCGCACTGTCTGTATCTTCGGGTGCAGTACGTGGGAAGCACGAGAGCGAAGGTGACGCTGCTTCTGCCGCTGCACCGTTTTAATGTCTTGGGGCCGAAAGCAATTACAGGCGACGATCCACCCACCCTATGCAAGTAGGCCCCATCTTTCGAGAAAGCAGAAATGACCGACATCACACGGTTCAAAGCGATATTTACGGGCTTAGATATCGCCTATGGGACCTACAAAATCGAAGGCGAGAAGGGCAATGGCAAGCAAGCCGGTAAAGCCGTCGTCGTTCGAAAGCCGCCGACCGATGATCTTTGGCAGAAGCATCTGGAAGGTGTCGAGCCGTCGCTTGGCATCATTCCCATTCGTGCCGATAACTCCTGCATTTGGGGATGTATTGATATTGATCAGTACCCCTTGGATCATGCCGGCCTAATCAAAAAGATTCGCAGCCTTGAGCTGCCCCTTGTCGTGTGCCGCAGCAAGTCAGGCGGCGCACACGTGTTCCTGTTCGTCAAAGAACCGATTCCCGCTGCTGAGATGCAGCGTTACCTCAAAGGCGCTGCTGCGCTTCTGGGCGAGGCCGGTCGCGAGATCTTCCCGAAGCAGGCGGAGATTCTGGTGGACCGTGGCGACACGGGTAACTTCCTCAACTTGCCGTACTTTGGCGGCGATGACACTATGCGTTACGCCTTTAACGATGACGGCAAGGCCGCCACGTTGGAGGAGTTCTATGTGCTGTACGACACGTTCGTGCAGGACAAAGACCTGAAGTTCCCCGAGGAACCGAAGGCCCCTGAGTCACCTATAAAGGACGGACCACCATGCCTACAGGCCATCTGCGCTCAAGGCGTCCCCGAGGGGACAAGAAACAACGCGCTGTTCAACATCGGCCTCTATCTGAAGAGGGCGCACCCAGCGACGTGGGACAACGTGCTAGTGGAATACAACTACAAGTACGTAAGCCCTCCGCTGCCAAACAACGAAGTGCAAATGCTCATAAAGCAGATAAACAAAAAGGAGTACCGGTACAAGTGCAAGGACGCGCCGCTGAACAGCTTCTGCAACAGCGGCCTGTGCAGGACTCGGAAGTTCGGGATCGGGGCCCATGGGCCAGATTCACCGCAGCTATCCGCGCTCTCAAAATATGCGAGCGAGCCGCCTCTTTGGTTTCTCGACGTAAACGGTAAGCGTATCGAGCTCGACACGGAGAGCCTCTTCAACCAGATGGCTTTCCAGAAGTCCTGCGTCGAGAAGCTGAACGTGTTGCCGCCGGCTATCAAGAAGGCGGACTGGGAGCAGATGCTGAACGCGCTGCTCACCGAGATGGTCGAGACGGAGCAGATTACCGTTGCGAGCGAGGACACGACTGTCACCGGTCGCTTCAATGACCTGCTCGAAGAGTTCTGCACGCACTTGCAGCAGGCGCTTGATCGTGACGAGCTTCTGCTTGGTCGCCCGTGGACCAACGACGACGAAGGCCGCACGTACTTCCGCATGAAGGATCTCGAGGCGCACCTGAACCGCAACAACTTCAAGGGCATGACGCTCCCGAAGATTGCGCAGCGCATCCGCGAGATCGGTGGCGAGCCGATTAGTCTGTTCCTCAAGAACCGTGCGACACGTTGTTGGCGCATCCCCCGGTTCGAGCGGCAGGATTCGCCGTTCGAGACACCGGAACAAAAGAAAAACGGGAGTCCGTTCTAGTGAGTGTTGAGAAGGTGTTCGGCCCTCCAGGGGCCGGCAAGACAACCTATTTGCTCTCTGTCGTCGAGCGTGAGCTTGAGGCCGACGTGCATCCGATGCAGATCGGCTACTTCGCGTTTACGCGCAAGGCGGCAACGGAAGCTCGCGATCGTGCCATACAGAAGTTCCCGGCATTGAATCCAGATCGGGACTTCCCGTGGTTCCGTACGCTGCATTCACTCGCTTATCACTGCCTCGGCGTGACGTCGAAGGACATGATGGGGCCAGAGCACTACGCAGAGTTTGCCAAAGAAGCCGGAATCGAGCTTGGCGTCGAGAAGGGCGAGGAGGAATTTGCCATCAAGGCCGACCATCCGATCCTGAACGAGGTCAACATCGCGCGCATCAAGGGCAAGGATCTGCGCCAGCACTACAACGAAAGTCAGATGACCATCGAGTGGCATCACTTCGAGTACGTCGATCGCGCGTACCGACACTTCAAGGCCTCGCGGGGTCTCCTCGACTTCACCGATTTGTTGGAGAGAGTCTTAGACGAGCCAGATAGATTTCCGTCATTAAAAACATTAATCATTGACGAGGCTCAGGATTTATCAAAATTACAGTGGCGGATAGTCAAGGAACTCATTGCCCGTGCAGAACGTACGTTCATCGCAGGCGATGACGACCAGGCGGTCTACACCTGGGCCGGTGCGGACGTCGACTCGTTCCTGACGCTTGAGGGCGATATCAAAGTCCTCGACCAGTCCTACCGAGTTCCTTCAAAGATCCACGCGCTCGCCGACCAAGTGGTTAACCGAATCCGCAAGCGGCAGCCCAAGATCTGGAAGCCACGCACCGAAGGCGGTGCGATCACTTATTACAACGACTTCCACCACGTCGACATTACACAGGGCGAGTGGCTCGTGCTTGCCGCTACGAACTACATGCTCACCGAGATGCACGAGTGGCTGAAGTCGCAAGGCTTGCTCTTCGAGCGCCACGGACAACGGAGCGTCCCAGAGTCAATGCTGACCGCCGTCATGGGGTGGGAGCGCCTACGCAAAGGCGGTGAAGTGCCGTTCCCGGTCGTGAAGCTGATCTACAAGTATCTCGGCACCGAGTTCGTCAAGCACGGACACAAGGGCTTGAAGACGGCTGATGTGGATCGAATGTACACACACGAATCACTGACCAAGGACCACGGCCTACTGACCGATGCGATCTGGCACGAGGCGCTAAACAAGATCGGCGAGGACAAGCGTAACTACCTGATCGCGCTGCTGCGTCGAGGCACGAAGATTACGGGCAAGGTTCCGATCAAGCTCTCCACCATCCACGGTGCGAAGGGCGGCGAGGCAGATAACGTCCTGCTGATCGGCGACCTCTCGACCAAGTTCGCGCAGGAGTACGACAAGAACTCCGATGACATCAACCGATTGCTCTACGTCGGGATCACCCGCGCCAAGCAGTCGCTGCATTTCGTATTACCTAAGAATTCGTACAAAGGCTTTCGATTATGAGCACCCTCCCCATGTTTGACCGCCCATCTGAGTGGGTGCCTCCTTCGTCTTTCCCGGACCTTTCCGGCGCAACGGAGATTGCGATCGACTTGGAAACATGTGACCCGAACATGGAGTCGATGGGGCCAGGATGGCCCCGGAAGGACGGGTTCATCGTCGGCTACGCCGTCGCGGTAGACGGGTGGAGGGGCTACTACCCGATTGCCCATCAAGGCGGTGGCAACCTCGATGAGCGCATCGTGAACCGTTGGATGAAGAAGGTTCTCGAGTTGCCGTGCGACAAGATCATGCACAACGCCGCCTATGACTTGGGCTGGCTTCGAGCATCAGGGTTCACGGTCAACGGGACTATCTACGACACTATGCTCGCGGCCCCTCTGATCGACGAGAACCGCTTCAGCTACGCGCTTAATAGCCTTGGCTTCGACTATCTCAAGGAAGTGAAGTCCGAGCAGGGTCTGAAGGACGCGGCCTCGGACTTCGGGGTGCACGCCAAGAAAGAGCTCTGGAAGCTCCCGGCTATGTACGTCGGCGACTATGCCGAGCAGGACGCAGCGCTCACGCTCAAGCTCTGGCATCACTTGAAGGCGCTGATCAAGAAAGACGAAGTAGAGTCCATCTTCACGCTCGAAACCGAGCTACTGCCGGTGCTGATTGATCTGACGTTCCAAGGCATCCGCTTTGATCGCAGCAAGTGCGAGATGCTGATCGACGACTTCAAACGTCAAGAGAATGAACATATCAAGCAGATCAAGTTAATTTCTGGCGAAAAAATTGACATATGGGCAGCCGCCAGCATCGCCAAGGCCTTCGACAAACTCGGGATCCCCTACCCGAAGACCACGACCGGCTTGCCGAGCTTCACGAAGACCTTCCTCGATGGCCACCCGCACGAGATCGCCAAGCTCATCATCGAAGCGCGTGAGTTCAACAAGACCCACGGCACCTTCCTCGAGCCCTACCTGCGCCATAGCGCGGCCGACGGGCGTATCCACCCGCACGTGAACCAGATGCGGTCAGAAGACGGTGGTACAGTCACGGGCCGCCTCTCGATGAACAACCCCAACCTGCAACAGGTCCCTGCTCGCCATGAAATCATCGGCCCCCTGGTACGCTCGCTTTTCCTGCCTGAAGAAGGACAGCTCTGGGCAGCGAATGACTTCAGCTCACAGGAGCCTCGGCTTCTCGTCCATTACGCAACCCTACTCGATCTCCCAGGCGCAGAGCGCATGGCAGAGGCATATCGAAACGACCCCAACACCGACTTCCACCAAATGGTGGCAGATATGGCGGGGATCAAACGCAAAGCCGC